CGCAACCATATCTCTATCCGGCGTGGAAACAAGCGCAAGCGTATCTTCGCGGCAATCTTCGGCGCGTGGTGCAAATATGACGCAATTGACAACCGCGCTTGCCACGATTCAAGCGGGCGTGACAAGTCGTCTAAAGGGCGATAGCACCCTAATGGGTATGATCGAAGGCGTCTTCGATGAAGTCGATCCCGATCAAGATTATCCGTATGTCACAGTCGGCAACGATTTCGAACTACGGCAAGACACTTTCGGGCGGCGCGGGCGGCGCGTGACCGTGACGCTTGACATATGGACACAAAGCGGCGGCGGCGCGACAACAACACAAAAGGGCGGCTATAAAGAGGGCATCGACATTCTGGCGCGCTGCATTGCGCTACTTGACCGTGTGCCGCTCACACTCGCAACCGGCACGAACAGTTTTTTTGAATACGATCCGAGTGGCACGCAAAAACTACGCGATCCCGACGATCAAACTTTGCGTCATATCGTAGCCCGATTTGATGCACTTGTGGAGGAATAGACCATGCCCGCAATTTCAGGTTCTGGCGGTTACGTGAAAGAGGGTAGCACAGCCGTTGCCGAGATTCACGAATGGAATGCCACGATTAACGCCGATTTGTACGATTCAACCGTCTTCGGTGATTCGTGGAAAGAATCCGTCGCCGGTTTGAAGGGTGCGACCGGCTCAGTTATGGGCTACTGGATGCTCTCAGATACCGGGCAAACGGCGTTGCAAAATGCTATCTTGGGCGGCACGACGCTAACCTTGCACCTTTCCCCAAATGGCACAAATGAGTTTGCCGGAAGCGCGTTCATTTCGCAGCTTCAAGAGAAAGCGCCCGTCAATGGCTTGGTCGAAGTAACCTTCGCCTTCACCTTTACCGGCGCGGTCACATACAGCTAATCAAGGGGGATCGCTGCTATGGCGGCAATTAGCGGATCAAGCGCCCAAATTCTCGCCGCTTCCGGCACGTCAACTTCACTTACTGATGAGACATTGACGGATAGCGGCGATCACATTCATTACACAATAGCGACTTCAAGTAAGCGTTATTGGGATGATAGCGTGGTACCGGTGATCCAAGAATCGACCGATTCGGGCGCGACGTGGCACACCGCCGCCGAAGCCTACACGATTCAGTACCCCGGCGGTACGGTTGTCTTCGGCTCGGCTAATCCTTCGGCAAATCTTTTTCGGGCGCATAGCGGTAAATACTTTACCATAACAACAATCGGCGGCGCGCATGAATGGGATTTAACCATCAATGCCGATTTGTACGACGCAACCGATTTTGCCAGCGCCGGATGGAAGACGTATATTGCTGGCTTGAAAGGTGGCAGCGGTACGATAGCGCGTTATTTCATTGACGCCTATTTCATCAACCTGCTACTTACAGGCAGTGTGCGCGGGATTCTGGCGCTATACGTTAGTACCGTTTCTGGCGCTCGGTATGAGGGCTATGCATACTTAAACCAACTAGGCCAAAAAACGCCCGTCAATGGTCTTGTGGAAGATAGTATGAGCTTCACTATCGACCGATCCTTGTACTACAATCCTGGGCCGTAGCCCAAGAAAGAGCGAAAAATCATGCAACCTGACGAAACAATGAACGGCGCGACGGCGACGGAAACTTCGCAAAATGACACGACGCCGACCGCGCCGACCGAAACGCCTATCGACATGCAGCCCAAGGGCGGCGATTTGCGCGCGGCGATTCTGGCACAGACGCAAGAGCTTCAAGAGCAAACGATCTACGTGCCAGAGTGGAAAGTATGGGTCACGGTGCGCGAAATGTCTTCGCCCGCGCGCGTGGCGCTCATCACCGCAACCACCGATGCCACCGGGCGGCGCGATGGCAATAAATACTATCCACTCTTGACCATCGCTTCGTGCTTCGATCCGGCGACCAAGCAACCGATTTTCAGCGCTGCCGATAAGGATACGTTGAATACCGGCGGCGGTACGGCAATGGAACGGGTCACGCAAATCGCTTCGCGGCTTTCGGGCTTAGATGCTGATATGTTTCAGCAAACAAAAAAGGCTTAAAGCGCGGCTTCAATCGGCAAATCTTAGAAGTCGCGCTTGCGCTTCACCGCACAAAGCGCGAAACGTTGGCGGCGCTCACTAGCTCAGAATTAACCGAGTGGATCGCTTTTTTGGAAATCAAGACCGAAGAAGCCGAAGCCCGACTAAAGAAGTAAAACAACGCTTCACGAATCAATCGTGAAGCGTTTCTTTTTGTGAGGCGGCACTATGGCTGATCTCGGTACCGCCAGCGTCGGGCTTGGCATTGATACAAGCGGCTTTCAGGGCGGCTTAAAAAGCGCAATGGGCATGCTTGGCACCTTCGGCACAGGCGTTGCCGCAATCGGCGTTGCCGCCGTAGCGGCGGGCGTTGCCTTCACGAAGCAAGCCGCCGACTATGACGCCGGGGTAAAGTCGCTTGTCACAGGCGCGGGCGAATCTGCGAAGAATCTAGGGCTTGTCAGCGATGGCATGCTACAGATCGCGCGCGACACTGGCACTTCAACGGCTCAGTTAACGAGCGGCCTTTATATGATCGAATCGGCGGGATTTCATGGTGCCGCCGGTCTAGCGATCCTAAAAGACGCCGCCGAAGGCGCGAAAGTCGGAAACGCCGATCTCGGTGTGGTAGCCGACGCAACCACCACGATTCTTTCTGACTTCGGCAAGACCGGCATAACGAGCGCAAACGCCGTCAACTTACTTGTGCAAACCGTCGCCAGCGGCAAGACCCATATGGAAGATTTGGCGGGATCGCTCTCGCAAATCTTGCCGACCGCCGCCGCTGCGAAGATTTCACTTACTGGCGTTATGGCGGCTATGGCAACCATGACCGCCGAAGGCATACCGGCTGCAAATGCGGCGACGTATCTGCGACAAACGATCATCGGGCTTGACGCGCCCGGCAAGCTTGCTTCGGACACCCTAAAAAGCATCGGTCTTTCGACTCAGCAAGTTTCGACCGCCATGCAACAAAGCTTGCCGGGTGCGATTCAACTCATCACCGATGCCCTTGGTAAAAAATTCCCGGTCGGAAGTGCCGCATATCTCGGTGCATTGAAGGATATTGCGGGCGGATCGAAGACCATGCAAGGTCTTCTTGATCTAAGTGGCGATCACTTAAAGACCTTTCAAGACAATCTTACAAATCTAACAGGCGGCGTAAAATCGGCGGGCAATTCCATCTCAGGATGGAATGTGATTCAAGGCGAATTCAACTTCAAGCTGAGTCAAGCAAAAGAAGCGGTCGAAACGCTCGGTATCCAAATCGGTACGAAACTTTTGCCCGTCGCAATGGAATTCGCTAGTTTCCTTGGCAGTAAACTTGGCCCGGCGCTGCAATTGGCCGGTCAAGTTTTTGGTATTCTTGAAAGCCATTTCGACTCAGCGCAGCACGCCGTCTTAAATTTCGCAAAGCCGATAATTGTCTTAAAAAATGATTTCGATGAAAGCACGGCGGCGTTAAATCGACTCGGTAAACCTATCGTTGCGTTGCGTGACTGGTACGACGAAGGGGCGCAAGCGGTCGCACGTTTTGTGAAGCCGCTACAAGTCGCAAAAGCGACCTTCGATGAAGGATCGCTTGCCGTTCAAAAAATGACGGCGGCGGCGAAGCCATTTGCGGCGGCATTCGATGAAGGCGGGCGCTATGCGGCGAATTTCAATGCTCAGTTAAAAGCAGCCTCTTCGCCCGCGAAGCAAATTGCGACGGCGATCCAAGCGGTCGCAACCGAAGCGCAAAAAGATTTCATCCCGGCATTTCAAAACGCCGTAACCTTGTTTAACAAGGACGTGATGCCGAGCTTGACCGATTTCGCGGTCTTCACCGCGAAGAATGTGCTTCCGGTTGTGCTGCAATTCGGGCAATGGATCGCCACGAAGCTTATGCCGCCGGTTATTCAGCTAGTCGGCGCAATCGCAAAAGACGTGGTACCGATCTTTAAGGTTGTGTGGGGCGTGCTGGCGACTGACGTGATACCGGCAGTTGAACAAGTAGGCAGTTCTATCGCAAAAAATATGCTGCCCCCCATCGAAGGCATTATATCGAAAGTCGGGCCGGTCTTGACGCCGATTTTGCAAGCGGTCGGATGGGTGCTAAAAAATGTGGTCGGCCCGGCGATCTCGCAAACAACCGGATTTATCGGCGGTTTCCTGAATATCATTAACACGGTACTAGGGGCGCTCGGCAATTTCTTGGGCATGCTTGGTCATATCAAGGATGCTGTGGGGAGCGGGATCGGAGCGATCCAAAGCGTCGGGCATACCTTGCATATCCCCGGCTTCGCTAAAGGTACCGCATATGCGCCAGGCGGTCGGGCGCTTGTTGGCGAGTATGGCCCTGAATTAGTCGATTTGCCACAAGGATCGGCAGTGCATCCAACGAATAGCGCGCCGACCCAGGCGGCACTAAAAGGCGGCGGCGACACTCATTATCATGTGCATGTTGAGGGCGGCGGCGCGCCGACCATTAACCGCATTATGACCGAATTCCGGCGAATGGAGCTATTACATGCCTAGTGAGCAAATGGCGTGGATTGATCCGAGCGCAACCACCACGCTACTTGATGGCAGCGGGGCATATAAAGCCATTTACGGGCGCAATGGGATATGGGATACACCGCGCGAATTCTTAGAATACACCGTGCCAAATTATGACGGTGCCTTCGTGCGCTTCGTCAAGCTTGATCCTGCGAATCCCCTCTTGCCCGTATGGATAACCGGTGCTGATGAAAGTGCGCTAGCCGCCGCCATGCGAACGCTACGAAGCGCCATGAATCCGAAACGCGGTGCTGGCAAGCTGCAATATACTTCGGCAGATTCGACCGTCAGGCAATTAAACTGCTATTTGCAAGCCGGTCTTGAAGCCGACGAATCGCAGGGCAACCGCGCCTTCGGCAAACTTATGGCGGCACTACAATTCCACGCGCCTGATCCCCTGTGGTACGACGCTTCAAGCACGGTTGTTACACGCACGACCTTCGGCGCTTTCACGGTTACGAATACCGGCGACGTGGAATTCTGGCCGCAATGGTCGATACATGGCCCGACCACTAATTTAACTATAACTAACACAACAACCGGGCAAAGTATGGTATTTACGCTCACGTTGGGTGGATCGGATATCCTCACCATTGACACAACGCCGCTGGTGAAGACCGTTTTGCTTAACGGCACGACAAACGAGTATGCGGCAATGTCGAATACCTCTTCGCTCTTCTCATTCGCAACCGGCGCGAATGTGCTGAATTTCACGCTTTCCGGCACGACCGGATCAACTTCGATTCAGCTTACGTATAAGCAACGCTACTTAGGGGTATAGAGCTATGCCAGTTGCACCGGCCAAGTATCAAATCAAGGTACGCGATAGCAACCTTGTCATGCAGGGCGAAGTCGATGAATACGAAGTATTCGAGATGATCCCGCGCTACAATGGCTATGGCTCCTGGCAGCTAACCATATCTGACGATCACCCGATGGCTAGCTTACTGGCGACGCCGGGCAATGGCATCTATGTCAATCGGAACGGCGCTTACTTCTTTAGCGGCTTTACGCGCTACGTGGAACGCGACGCCGATGATACGAAGACGCTTGTGCTTGCCGGGTATGATGATAACTATTTGCTGGCAACGCGACTCGCATGGCCCGTCACGAATGCCCCTTATCAAGCGTTTCAAGCCTTCAACAACGTTTTACGTGCGTATAGTTTTGGCGATACCAGCGGCACCGCCGCCGTTGATTTTGGTCCATTCTCGCAAAATGGCACCTATCACGCAACCTTCGCGCTTAATCAGACGGCGCTCATTGACGACGAAGCGGCTTCGGTGCTTTTTTCATCGAACGGGTATTGCTCGGTGCCGACCGCTAGCTTGCCGACCGGCAATTCGTCATTTTCTATGTACGTTTGGTTTAACTATATTAGCGCGCCCGGTGCAACTTCGGTGGTTGCCTTTCTCGGCACGGCGTCTTCGGCGTCTTCGGCGTATATCGGTATTCTCAGCACCGGCAAATGCACTATGCAGCTTAAAGGCGCGAATACCAATGGCAGCACCACGCTTACAGCGGGCGTGCATATGCTAGGTCTTGTGTATAATGGCACAACGGCGACCATGTGGCTTGACGGCGCAATCGAAGCGACGGCGACGCCCGGTACTTGCACCCTGGCGTATGGCGCGGCGTCTTTCGGTTGCTACGGCGCGGGCGCGTCAAACTTCGCAAACCTGCAAATGCAATATGGCCTTATCTTTTCAAATGCGCTCGGCAATGCCAGTTTGCCAGGATCGGACTTAGACGGTAAAAACTGGATGATAGTCTATTATCTGCAAGGGCTTTCGCGTTTCGCGGCACAAACTTACGACACGGAAACCGGCCCGGCTGAAACGGTGCTAAAAACCTATGTCGATTTCAACGCCGGGACAGATGCACTCAGCTATCGACAATTTCCGCATTTCAGTATTGAGACAGACGCCGCTAGTGGATCGACCGTGACTTATGACGCGCGCTTCGATAGCTTCATTACTGCTGATTTTACCGGTATGTTTCAAACACTAGCGCAGCAAGGCGGGATCGGTTTTAGGATTGTGCAGATCGCCGGGCCGCTCTTGCAATTTCAAGTCTTCACGCCAGCGATGAATAATAAGGCGAAATTCAGCAAAGAGATCGGCAATCTTGCGAGTTATAGCTATATCAATGATGCTCAGCAAATCGTCAATTCATTGACGGTTGCGGGCGGCGGCACCGGCACGGCGCGCACCTATCTTCAAGTCAACGATTCGACCTCACAGGCATCATGGGGCCGGGTTGAAGGGCTATACAACGCCGGATCAAGCACGGATCGCACGGTGCTTTCGCAGCAAGGGCTAGCGTCGCTGGCAAATACTGCTAGCAAGCTCACATTCAACGGCAACTTGATCGAAGTCGATGGGTTAAAATTCGTGACTGATTTCAACTTAGGCGATAAGGTTTCCGTGATCGTTGACGGTGCGACACTTACTGATATTTTGCGAAGTGTCGATATCAAATTGACCGGTAGCGCTAGCGAAGATATCACCCTTGGGATCGGCACACCGGCAAGCGGGCAAATCGTCGCCGCCATGCAACGCTACGAACAACTAGCCGCGCGGCTCGGTAGTCGCGTCAACTTTTTGGAGCGCGTGTGATGCACCGCAATCTAACCACCACGTTTTATTACTACGTGCGCTATGCGGTGATGTATGGTTTGCTCGGTTTCTTCGCCCTAATCGCGCCCGGTAAAATGACCGGTACGGCCATTCAGGTGCTCAGCACGCGCGTTTCTCAGCTATGGTCTTATGGTGGATCGCTATGTGTGTGTTTTCTTTTCGCCGTATCGTCTGTTGCTATCGCATATCGGCTTCCGGCGAAGCTCTTGATCTGGTATGCCGGGCATTTCGCCTTGCTCTATAGCTTCGCACTAGCACTTGATTCGACCTTGACGGCAAATAACCTAGCCGCGCCGGTCATTTGGTGGATCATCTTCGCAAATCACCTATCGGAGCTATACGCACCGAGCGACCTTGAAAAGCTGGCGAATCGACTAAGACGGCGGGCGGCTTCGTGATGCAATGGTTAAGCTTTCTTCCGGCAATCATCCTTGCAATCGTTGGCGTGGCAAGTGTCTTCGTCAATAGTAAAAGCAACGAATTAGCCGCCGAAAAGAATGCAACCGATCAAAATTTGGCAATTAACCAAATCAACAAGATACAAGTCGATATCGAATCGGCACAAATGAATAACGTCACGGAAGCCGGGCGCTTCGTGATGGATTTATTCACCGCCGTCAAGACCGAGCTTGAAGAAGCGAATAAGCAGATTGCGCTATTAAAGCAGATGCTTAAAGAGCAAGCGGCGGCCTATGAAGCGCGTCTTACTGAGCAAGAGACACGCTATGAAGCAAAAATAGCCGAGATCAAACGGCTTTTACTTGATAAGCAAAATCGCGCCGTCACACCGAAGCGCAACACCAAGCCGCGCCGAAAAAATCGCGCGGCATAGAAAGGTCATGCAGCATGACGAAATGGATATACGACGCGCCGCTTGTGATGCCCCATGCGTCGCAGTTTGTGCGACTTAATGACGGCACGTTGCTTCGCGGCGGTTGCACGCTTATCGGTACGGCGTGCGCTGATATCCTGGCAAAAGGGCTTGATCCCTCTTCGGCACATTTACAGCAAGTGACCCATGATATTTATTATCAGGCGTCAAAAATGAAAATGTGTGGATCGAATGGATCGGCGCGCCAGTCTGATATGCTGGCATACGCGAAGCGGATCGGCTTGCCAGTGCTTGACGTATTGCCTTACCAAGAGCCGATGCCCGCCGCAAAATGGCAACCGTTTCTTGATAAGTACACCGGTCGCAGCGCGAAGATCAAATATCCGATCTTAGTGCAATGGGCGAACGGCGCGGCGCTCACTGACGGCGTAGCGAAGACGCGCGACGAAGCGGGATTGAGGTACCATGCCGGTTGCATCTATGGCACCGCGCACCCTGACAGCGATCCGGATAACTTCTTTTGGGTTACGC